TCCGAACTGTCGAACTCAAGAGCAGGCGGTCGGGAGGGCCGCTGTGCTCCAGCTCGTCGACGATGTATTCGCCCTTGTCCTCCAGCGGCGAGCCCGTCCAGCCCAGCGCCAGGCGCACGCGGGCGCCGCGCGGGGGCATCGCCAGCTTGCCGTCGGTGTCGTCGAGGGTGATGTCGACGGTGTCGGCCTCGAGGCCGCGGTTGTCGGTCAGGCTCAGTGAATCTAGGCGCGGCCGGATCTTGGGCGTGATGTCCCGGCCATCGACCAGGATGCGGTAAGCGGGCTGACGGTAGGGCATGAGGAGGCGCTTGTGCGTGGGTTAGCGGATCTGGCCGAGCAGCAGCTCGCCGAGCACGCTGGCGAGTTCCAGCCCGGTGTCGGCCACCCGCTTGCAGGAGATCGAAAACTCGATACGGCGCGCGGAGCCATCGGAGCCGAACACTGTGCGCGTGGTCTGCAAGGACTCGATGACGTACAGGCCGTAGATGCGGCCGGTACCCTGGATCAGCGGCCAGGCATCGCCGGTGTCGGCCATCAGGTGCAGCACGTCCAGGCTGAACTGGGTGCCGGCGAGCTGGGGCAGCAGCACGCCGTTGAGGGTGATGGTCTCGTCGTCCTTGCCGATGTACTGGCTGGCTGGCCGATCGCCGACCCGTGCCAGGCTGGCGTGGCGCCAGGCCAGCTGACGCTGCATCTCCTGGTAGGCGGCGGTGTGCAGTGAGAAAACGAAAAAGCCCAGGGCCATCATCATGAGTGGTCACGCTCCCAGTCGTTGCGGCAGTCGCAATCGCACCAGCGCGGTGCGGGCTGCTCGGGCTGCGCGGGCGGCAGCCTGGTGCCACAGTTCAGGCACACGCCGGTGGCGGCGGGGCCGCTGGGCCTGCGCTTGGCCAGCGCAAGCGCGCGGTCCTGCTCTTCGCGTTCGGTGGCCTTGTCATAGATGTCCATGTCTGTCCTCAGTCGACGTCGCCCAGGATGCTGCGGCGCCGGGCTGCGCGGGCGCGCTCGCGGGAGGCGAGCTGGCGATCGACCTCTTTTGCGATCTCGGGCGCGCTCTGGCCGGGGGCCGCATTGACGGTGATGGTGTTGCTGGTGGTGGTGTTGCCGGCTCCGGCCGTGCCGGGGGCCCGAAGCGGGGCCGCACTGGCGCCGCCTGCGCCGCCGGATGAAAAGACCTGGCCGAAGTCGATGCTGATCGCGGCCTTGATCGCGGCAAGCTTGTCGACGATGTACTGCACCCCGGCCGTGAAAAGGGCCTTGATGCTCTCCCAGATGCCGGCCAGCTTTTCCTTCACCGCGTCCCAGTTCTGCCACAGCAGCACGCCGGCTGTGGCGACGGCCGCAATGGCGGCCACGGCCGCCAGGGCTGGCAGACTGATCGCGGCCAGCAAGGGGACGATGAACGTCAGGGCGATCTTCACCATCGCGAAGGGGCCGATGACGGCGGCGAGCCCCAGTGCCAGCGCACCCAGGCCGGTGACGATGGCGGCCACGGCTGCGGCGGTGTGCATCAGCGCCGAGGCCAGCCCGGGGTTGCGCTGCATCCAGCCGTCGATCGCCTCGAGCACGCGGCCCATGAACTCGATCAGGCCGACCAGCGTGCCCTTCAGCGTTTCGCCGGCCCGGGTGCTGGCGTTGAACAGCTTGTTCATGCCGGCCTGCCAGCGCGCGGACAGCGCCATGGCTCGGGCTTCGGCTTCGCGGGCCATGCTGCCGCGGGCCTCTTCGCCGTTGGCCAGTTCGAGCTGGCGACGGTATTCGCCCAGGTTCTGGGCGAGCTTGGCGACGTCGCCGCCGTATTCCTTGCCGAACAGCCCGACGGTGGCAGTCAGCTGGTCTTGCTCGGGCATCGCCTTGATCGCCTCGAGGACCTTGATGATGGTGCCGGTGCTGTCCTTCATCATGCCGAGCTGTACGGCATCCGGCGCTAGTCCGATCGACTTCAGCGCATCCTGAAACCGCTTGGGCTGGCTGGCGGCGATCGCCAGCTCGCGGATCACGGCATTGGCACCGGTGGCGGCAACCTCGGCCGAGGCGCCCAGGCTGAGGAAGGTGCTGCCGAGCGCGGCGGCATCGCGCATCGACATGTTGACGGTCTGGGTGATGCCGGCGATGCGGGTGAGGACCTCGATGATGTCGGCGCCTTTGCTCTGCGCGTTGTCATCGAGATAGTTGATGGTGTCGCCGAGCGCCTCGATGTTGGCGATCGGGATCTTGTACAGCTGCGCAATCTTGGCCAGGCTCTCGCCGATCTGGTCGGCGCTGGCGCCAAACGCGGTCGCGGCCATGCCGGCGGTGCGGGCGAAATTCAGCAGGTTCTCGCTGCCCGAGATGCCCATCCGGGCGCCGGCTTCCACCAGTGCAGCGATCTGCACCGCAGTCTGGCCGATGCGGGCGTCGGTGCTGAGCGCCCGAATGGAATCGGCCATGTCGTAGTAGCTGCGGGTGAGCTGGCCATTGGCGTCGCGCGCGCCCTCGACCTGCTTGGCCACCCCGAGCATGGCGTCTTCGAAGCTCGAAAAGTCCTTGACCGCGCTTACGATGGGCAGGCCCATCGCCACCCCGGTGGCGACCATCCCGGCACCGGCATTGAGCAGCTGGTTGCGCGCAGCCATGGCGCGGTTCCATTGCTGCTGACGGTCGCGCACGGCGGCCAGGCGGCGGCCGTGTTCGGTGAGCTGGCCGTTGGCGCGGTCGATTTGCGCGGCGAGTTCACGCTGCCGGCTGGCGAGCTGCGCCACCGGCACCCCGCTGCGCTCAAGCTGCACGCTGGCGTTGGCCTGGATGCGGGCGAGATTGGCATTGTCACGCTCGAGTTGGCGCACTTCGCGGCGGGTGGCTTTGTACTGCTCGTTGAGTTCGCGGCTGGGCTGCTCGGTGGCGACGATCTGATCGCGCAGCCCGCGCAGCTTGTCGCGGGCGACATCAAGTGCACGGGCGTTGTCGGTCAGTGCCTGGGTGGCGCCGGTGTAGGTGCCGATGCGCTTTTGCTGGGCTTCCAGCTCGCGCAGGCGATCGCGCGCCTCCTTCACGGCGCCGGACAGCTTGGCGCTGCCCTGCATCATGCCCTGCAGCGGGCGGGTCAGTTGATCGACGGCGCCTAGGATGACCTGGAGCCGCAGGCTTTGGGATGTGCTCATGTGTCAGTCCTCGGCAGGTTCGGCCCGCACGCGGGCGCGATCGCGCCATGCGATCAGCTCAGCCAGGCCCAGGGAGGTCAACTCGATCAGCGGCCAGTGGAATACGGTGGCGATGTCGGCCATGGCGTCTTCGACGCGGCGCGGGATGGCGGGGTCGGTCTCGGTCAGCCGGCGGGCTTCATCGACCGCGGCAACAAAAAATTGGAGACCTCCACCGCGCACGCCATCAGGTCCGAGGGATCCATGCGGGCGACCTCGACCGGCAGCAGCGGCGGCTCGGTGATCCGGGGCAGCAGGTCGGACACGGCGCCGGCCTCCATGCGCAGCAGGTCGCTGAGCACCAGGCCGCGCAGCGTGCCGGCATCGGGCTTGCGCAGGGTGATTGCGGCGATGGTTTGCTCGCCGCGGGCGATGGGCTTTTCGAGGGTGATGAGGGTAGGCATGGAGACTCCAGGAGTAGGGGGCCGGTTACGCCATTATCCGGCGCTCTCAGGACGGGTGCAGGAGGTCACCCACGGAGCCGTTTCGGGCAGGCTTACAGCCCCAGGGCGTTGCGCTGGGCCTCGAGGCGATCGTTGCCGCCGATGGACTCCACAAAGTTCATCATGTCGATTTCCACTTCGACCGCGCCGTCGACGGTGAGCTTGTAGTAGCTCAGGCTGGCCATGACCTTGAGCGGGGCATCCTCGCCGGCTTTGGCTGTGCCGGGGTCGAGTTCGGTGTAGCGCCCTCGGGCGACGACTTCGACCGCGGTGACTTGGTCGGAGTCCTCCCGCTGCCAGGCGCCGACGAAGCGCATCAGGGCGCCATCGACCTTGGTGAGGCCGAATTGCCGGTAGATGCGCACGTCCAGGCCGACCGTGAATTCCATGCTCAGGGCTTCGAGCCCCATGTCGGCGGTG